CGCAATCATGGTCAGGCTTCGATCCAAGCAGGTAGAGTTATTCAAGCTGGTGGATATGTTACTGCCAAACGTGTTGTAGCTGATGATGCTATGTTAGCAAATCTTGTTCTAATTGCAGATGTTCAGAAAATCCAAGAACAAGATGTTGATTCTAATGGCACCTATTTGTGGACTTATACTGATCCTGTTAGTAACGTTCAAGTTAATATTTCTTCTAGTACTCTTCCTAATTCTGGAGTTGGTACTGGCATTCCTGCAGGTGTTACGATTAGTCCGTTGATGGTCGATGCTGTTAAAATCACTTACAGATGGCAGAGTATTGCTTGTATTGGTAATAACCTTGATGCTTTTGTAAAAACAGCACGTTCAGATTATGATGCGCATCCTGTATTGTTAGGTAATAGTGGGTCATATCCGATTTTCTTGATTGCAGATACTGGCCGTGGTTTATCCAGAAAACGTTTCCGTATCTATCAGGATGAAACTAATTCTAGACCTGTGACTTATCATCGTTATTTCCTTGAGATTAGTGAAAATGGCGAAGTTCTGGAAACTATTCCGTTTACTATGAACGCTACTGTTATTGAACGTGATAATAATATGGGCTTGCAGTCTAGTGTTCGTAGAAATTCTAATCAAGTTCGCGTGAGATTCTTTGAAGATATTTATGAAAACTTTATTGAAAATATAGAATATCTCGCTGGAGTAGATGATATGATGTTCAAAGATCCTCTCTTTGGCATCGATTTGTATGGTAAGTCTATTAAGCATTTCCATACTAATGCAACTCCGCTGCTTGATACCGTTTTTGGTAATCCGCTTGTTGGTGGTAATAATGGTTCATTTGGAAGCAGTCCTGCTAAACTTGATAGAGGCAAAGGAATGAATATTGTTGATATCAAGTTGAAAGCTGCTTTTATGGGAAGTACAGACGATGGTGATGATATCTATGATATGGATAATAACCGTATCGACTGTATCTTTGACTGTAATTACCATTCTGAAGTTAAAAGAGCTATTGAACAGCTAGTTAATTTCCGCGAAGACTTGGTTTATTTCAGAGACTGTGGAACCACTGTTAAGAGCTATTATGACCTTGTGTATGCTGATTCATTTAATGATCATAGCAGATATAGTGCAACATATATGAATTATTATGATACATATGATCCGTATACACGTAAACAAATTACTGTTACCGTTACTTATCATCTTGCGCAGTTGTTTGTTGATCATTTTATCAATGGTCGTATTAGACCTTTCTGCGGTCAAAGATATGGTATTGTCATTCCGTCTAATGAAATCATTCCGGAGACGTTGAACTTTGTTCCTAAACGTACTCCGAAACAAGATCAGAGACAGCTATTTGATGATATGAGAATTAACTATCTTTCCTATTATGATGGTAATATTCTCACAATGAATAGTGAATATACTTCTCAAACTCGTTATACTCAATTGAGCTGGATTAATAATGTTCTTGGTGTACAAGAAATGATTAAAGCTATTCGTAAGCTTGTTCCTAAGATTCGTTATAGCTTTATTGATGGTGATGATTTGGCTCAGTATAGAGAAGATGTTCAGTCACAAGTTATTGATAAATTCCAAGATAGATTCCAAGAATGCACTATTGAATATGCTTCTAATGCAGTCTATGATTCTAATAAACTCATTTATGCGATCATTAAAGTGAAGTTTAGAAACTTTGTTCAAACTGAGATCTTTAAGATCGTTGCGTTACAATCTTAAGGAGGTGACAGGTCATGTCTGAATTGAATAGCATTTTTGCCAATACTCTAGCTCCTAATCCTGTTACTTCGTATACTCTATTTAGAGGGGTAACAGATTATACTAACTTGGCTCAATTTGATCTGTATGAAACAGGATACAGTTTCTTAATTCTTCTTCAAATGCCTTACTTTATGGAAAAACTCAGAGGGACTAATGAGGATTATAATTCTTTAATTACTAATTATCGTCATATCATAGAGTATGAATTTAGAGGAGCACAAGGTATTGAAGATATTACTGGTGAAACCAGTCCTCTTCAAAATGGTATTACTGATGTCAATATTATTACAAAAGTGACTGAGCAAGGTGGATCTTCTTTCTCTATGAATTATTTTGAACGTTCTGGTAGTGTCATCACTAAAACTCATGAATTGTTCTTGCGTGGTGTTAAAGATCCTAAAACTCAGGTTAAAAGATATAATGGATTGTTGCAAAGTCCTTTAACGAGTCGTAATAAAGCCATTTATGAAGGAGAATCTACAACAGCAAATAAAGGCCAAATGTCAGATAAAGGATATCAATATGAAATTTATAATTTCTTATTGATGGTTACTGATAATAGTGCATTGAATATTGAGAAAGCATATATTCTTGCTAGTTGTCAACCAGCATTAGCCAATACTAGTATTTATAATGTTACTAGAGGAGAGATTCAATTCTCTGAAATGGCAGTACAGTTTAATGGAATTCCTCTTCCTGGCAGAGCTGTCAATAAGAAAGCTCAAGATTTCTTAAATTATATCAATAAATATACCTGCTTTGATGAGATGGACTTCGGCTATAAAATTCTTGATACTATTAATCCGGAAGCTGAAGGAATAAGTGGTTCTACATCATATGCTTCTGATGATGCCTATATAGATGGTGTTGAGCAGAAAAATAGCCTTGCCAAGAGCAATATTTGGCTTAATGGTAAAGTTACTGCTAAAGAGGGAACCTCTGGTTTAATCAACTAAATAATTCCTAAGTGAGGAGAAAGTTGTATGTCTGCTGAATTGAATAGCATTTTTGGCAAATACTCTAGCTCCTAATCCTGTTACGTCCTATATACTACTGGTTATCAAGTAGCAATTCTAGTATCTCATCTTCTACATTTACATCAGATTATGAACTGAACAATTAATTATAATATATAAAGTATTCCCATCCCACAATGGGATGGGAATATTGTTTTGATAAACACATAAATAAATTGAAAGAGGTGAGAAATGTGGCAAAAAAGGATAAAGTAGATCTTTCATTTTTAAATCCTACTCTTAATAAGAAATTAGCAACTAGTGTGCAAGATAATTTTGATAAAGCATATCAACAAACATATTTTTCTAATAATAAAGATGCTAAGTATATAGAAGCTTTGCGTAGAATGGCTGATAAGGATCTAAACGCATTAATGGATCGTACAAAGATGCGAAATAATGGGCATAGTATTTCAGATCTATATGCTAGAACTTTAGCATTTAATGATGATGATACTATTATGGAATTTAAACATGCTCTACAAGATGAATCTATGTTAGCTGATCTAATGGATATGTATAGCCAAAATGCTATACAAAGAGATATGGATAGAGAAATAGATGTAGTATGTAAGTATGTCCCTAAATTAGAAGAAGCTTTAGATATTAAAGCAGATCATGTTTTATGTGCTGATCATTTTAATCAAGATGCTATTACTATTACTCCTATAACTAATGAAACTGGAAAAAATGATACTGAAAATCTTAAAACTCAATATGCATCTAAAAGTGATATAGAATCTTTTAAAAAGAAATATAAATTGCGGGATTTAACTGATGAGATATATAAGAAAACAGCCAAGTATGGAGAACAGTTTGTATATATAGTAGCTTATAATAAAGCTCTTAAAAGACTTATGAAAAAGAATAATAATACTCAACTACTAGCTGAAGATACAGTTATTACTGAAGAGATGTTTAATGATGCTGTTTCTAGTATGAATGAGTCCTTTATTGTATCTTATACAGAAGATGAAGAAGGATTAAATGAGGAAGTTATATTTAGTGATACAGAAGAAGTTAATGTTGATTCAGAAGAATGGGATAATATAGAGATAGAGATTAATAATACGGGAGTTATTCCTGGTATTATATATGAAGCTCAGAATACTCGAAGAATACTCAAAGAAACATCTGATTTATTTGATGATAATGATGTAGTAACTCTTAATGAAGCTAGAAAATTAGGAGCTAATACTGATACACTTTTAAGTAATAATTCATATCTTAAGAATATGAAATCTGAGTTTAAGAAATTCTCTAAACAAGGGGGCAAATTAAAGTCTCCTACTAAGTTGGATATGGACGGATTTACTGATAGACAAAAATCTAAAAAAGAAGATAAAGAAGAGAATATAAATGTTCCTGGTTGTATAGTAAGGTTATTAGATCATACTATGGTTAAGACATTAAGAATAGACGAAACTATATTAGGTTACTATTTTATAGAATGTAATAGAGATATGGATACTAATCAAACTACATTTACTTCTACACTAGGCGGTTTAAAACCTAGACGATCTGCAAGAGAAAGAGAAAATATGGATAGACCTCCGATGGATGATCAGGTATTAATGAAAGTTGCACGACAAATATCTAGAAAAATTGACTCTAAATTTATTAATTCTAACCAAGATCTTGTTAAAGAAATCTATACTATTCTTAAGTATAATGCTGATCATGGTGATGGCAAAGTATCGAAAATTAGGGTAAGTTTTCTACCTCCTAATGATGTAGTTCATGTATACTTTGATATAAATAAAAAAACATGGAGAGGGAAATCTGATTTATATAAATCTTTATTCCCAGCTAAATTGTTGAGTTGTTTATACATTTCTAATACTCTTGCTCTACTTACTCGAGGATATGATAAAAGAATATATCAAGTAAGACAAACTGTAGATACTAATATACAAGCAGTATTGCTATCTGTTATTAATCAGATAAAACAATCAAACTTTAATCTAAGACAGATAGAAAATATGAATAATATATTGAATGTTACAGGTAGGTTTAACGACCTTGTTATACCTCAAAATGTCAATGGTGAGTCTCCTGTAAACTTCGAAGTACTCCCTGGACAAAATATAGAAATTAAAACAGAGTTTATGAATATGCTAGAAGAAATGGCAATTAATCTTACTGGAGTTAGTTTAGAGATGGTAAATACAAGATTACAAGAACAAACTGCAACTCATATTACTATGACTAATTCTAGATTTTTAATTAAGATTCATGATAGACAAGTAAAATATCAAGACTTCTTATCAGAAATATTTACAAAAATATATCAAAATGAATATGGTATAGAAGATGAATTAGAAGTTACTTTACCTCCTCCTGCTATGTTGAACTTTACCAATACTAGTCAATTAATAACAGCAGCTAATGATTTAATACAAAATATAGTCCTTATGAAAATAGGTAGTGATAATCAGAATGAAGCATTAAAATCTGAATTAACTAGCGGTTTAATGGAATACTACTTTAAGACATTCTTACCAATGGAAGAGATTAATAAGATTTATGATGATGCTATGATTAATTTAGCTAGTAATGCAGAACGTATTGCTATGAGACAACAAATAGCACAACAAGTTATGACTGGCGGAGCTGGCGGGGGAGCACCTGCTGGCGGAGGCGGAGCTTATTAATAAAAAAAAGAGTGATTAGATAATCACTCAAGAATGAAGATTATATTGTTATAATCTTATTTTTGCCAAGGCATTTTCATACTTTGTTGCGGAGGTTCCGGCATAGGATCAGCCATAATTTGTCCAACCAAGAATCCTAATCCAAATATTCCTAAAGCAGTCCAAAATCCAATCCCTTCTTTTTCTTCTTGCGGTTGATATTGTTGGGGATACGGATAAGGAGGATATTGCATCGGACCTTGAGGAGGAACCATTTGCTGCGGAGGTTGTTGAGGAACAGCTTGATTCTGGTTGTTTTGATTTTGGTTAACATTTTGATTTGTCGACATGATAGATATCTCCTTTCGTAATAACAGAAAATAACATTTATCAACTTAATAGATATATTATCTACTATCATTATTATAGTATATAACTGAAAAAAAGTTTACTAAGCAAAAATACCACCCCAGATATCTGGGGTGGTATTGCTAGGTTATGGATAAATATTTAATTCTGATAATATGTTGTATTAAGCTGTGCACAATTAGTTGTGCACATGTCATTAGAAATATCATCCATAATAACTCCTTCTTTTTATTTTGCCCCCCAACTAGTTGGGGGGCAAAATATAATTATTAATCTGGGTCTAATTCATGAATTATACTTAATAACAAAGCCCGTTCAGTTTCGGCACTCTCTAATTTGGATTGATATTCTTTAATCTGCTGTTGTTGGCAGTATATTATATCAGATTGAAACTTATAGTTTATATTTTTTACATAATCGGCAATATATCTCATAGCTTGATTTCTAAACTTCTTAGCTGTTGTACTATTGCATTTATTCACTATACCTAAAGCAGCTTCTAATAATAACCATTCTCTATTAAATGGCATTAAAAATCTAATCATTGGATCATTATTTAATCTCATTTCTTCTACTACTTCAAAATAATACTGTTCTAATCTATCCCAACGAATTCTATTATATTCTAAATATTGTTGCCCGCCCTCTAGTGGGCTGGCAAGTACTCTGCGATAATCAACTTCTGTTTTAATTAACCCTGCTCCACGAGCTATATCAAGAGTTGAAACATATGCAACTATAGTATTATTTAATAATTTACACCAACACTTTACATTCATTAAATCTAAAATATTTAAAGTTTTCATATTATCTACAATAACTTGACTATAATTTGGTACTATGTAATTAGGATCATTGAATAAAAGTCTGTTAGGAACATCATCCATAATAGCTCCTCCTTTTTTATTTTGCCGCCCACTAGTGGGCGGGCAAATTATACTTACTTAGTTACATATTTACAATCATATACATCCCTCCTAATATTATATTCATTTTTATAGTATATATCTATTTTCGATTTTA